TATATGTCTCCATTTGCACTACCATCGACTCTGGATTCAAAAACAAGTTCAGTTCCATCTGGCGACCAGTCTGGATAATAATTATTTCCCGTGGCAGGCTGGTCATTCGTGACTCGCACTACATTGGTTCCATCTGCATCCATATAATAAATATCACTATTGGCAGAGTCTCTATTAGAAACAAAGGCAATCTTGGTTCCGTCTGGCGACCAGGCCGGGGTCGAGGAGTTGCCAATCACAAAGCTAGTAAGATTTGCAAGGTTGGTGGCAACAAGGTCAATCGAATCACTCGTTCTTCGATAGGCCTCACTCAACTTCGTTCCATATCTCTTGAAGCCCGCAGGGTGAACAGCCTTTTCAATAACAGAAGTATAGTCCTTGAAGTCCTGCTTTGAACGAATATCATAGGCATACTGCTGATAATATGCATTGTCCTGTATTGCTGCGCTCTTGGTAGAAAGCCTTGATGTCTCATTGAGATAACTAGGCTTGCCCGTCAAAGGTTCTATCGTTCCCATCTCTTCGATCTTGTAGTAGTCGAGATAGACTTGGCTGCCGCCGGTGCCTGGTGGTTTGAAAGTGGAGGGGGTGGTTGTTGTGGGTCCGACTTCTTCAAGTTGGAATCCGGCATACCACATGGTATTGCCCTGGGCGGCCTTGGAGGCAGGATAATTCCACCTAGCCCCGCCGCCAATAATAATACTATCAATATCGGCTGGATACAAAGGTTCAAACTCACCAGCAAGTGTCCCGTTACTTCCCCTCCCATACCAACTCCAATCAGCGACACCATCCATTGTGCTAGAATACTTTCCTCCTTGGTCAACAGTAGTATTTGTGAAATCAAGAACACTATATTTTCTTTCCCAGACATTTACGGCAGTAAGCAGAGGTCCTGCCGACGTATGGCCGGAGCCTGCTCGCAACCATCCCGAATTTGCATTTCGATTTTGTCTATTTCTCACATATAAGTCTACCTGATATGGGTTATTTGCTGTCGTAGTTAGTGCCTCATGGTCCCCTAGTACATAATAAGAAAATATCCATCTCTTTCCTTTAGGAATATCAATTACCCAATCCCCATCCCACACGGCGTCTGACGAGAGTCCGACAGCGGAGGCAGACCAATCGGTAGAAAAAGGATAACCATTTGCAAAAGTAAATTCTACCGAACCAGAAAAATTGCCAAACGGGGAATCAAACTCTGGCGCATGAACCCTAAGGCTTCCCCCGGTCCCTGCTGGATAAGACGTAGTATTAATTGACACATTTGCAACATCTGGCTGGGGCGTGGTGCCTCGAAACACATGGATAGGGAGTTTTGTTATATCGGTAGGACTCGCGGCCGTCTGAGTACCCCCAAAAATATCATAATTGGCCGCATCGTCAAAAGTAGAATACCCTATAGGCACCCAATTATGATTATGGGCCACCTGAATAAAGGGGCGCATATAAGCCGTGTCTGTATGAAAGGCTGCCGGGGAATCTATATACGAATACACATTAGTATGTATTGTCGAGGCCTCAAATTGAACTAAACTATTAGAATACTCCTGGAGAGGGCCCTCGCCATCACTATCAAACAATACGCTAGAACCTGTCGCATAAGATTGGAACACTCGCCAATCGTCGGTCCAACTCCCCGGAGATTGAGCGGCCAACTCTATTCCATTTGAAGTCATTGCGCCAGAAGGGCGACGAGAACTAAGAATTGTATGCTCGCCTGTATAAGGATAAACACCTGGAGGAGAGTTAAACGTTATTCCATCCGACTTGAGAGCAGAATATCCACTATTGAAAAAAGGAGTAGCCCCATAGAGCGCAGAAGAATCAGAATAATAATGAAATGGATCTTTCACTCGCGTAGTGAATCTATATATTTTGGTTGGATCAACTGCAATATTATCATTATGGACTAACTTCACAAGGTCTTCAGTATTTTGATTTGGGTCGGTTAACGTAGTAATTCCATGTGAAGTACCTTCATTTCCAATGACCATTACCTTATTACCAGAAGCACTCTCATCATCAACAAAAGTTATTCCTGGATTGACATAATTAACATATGCCGAAGTATTTGCATCATCAGCAGTTCGCCGATCAAACCATCGTCCCTCATAGTTTCCTGTATAGGTAGAAAAGGCAGTCTGGGCACTAAAGTCGCCACTAAGTCTAGTGACCGAATCGGTCAATGCACCACGATTGTCCGAAGGGGCTAACATAAAATTAACATTGGCATATGTAGAAAAGTCATCAAAGAAAACAGTCTTGGTAGGCGATGCAAGAATCGTCGTGTTCACATGATTCCCGCCTACGTTTCCTGTATAAATTTCCTCGCCAATATCAAATTCTGTCTGTGTGGTTGTCGTATTAGAAATAGAAAATTTATTTAGATAGGCAAAAGTTACGCTATCGTTTCTATCCGTAGGATCTCTCCAAGGGAATTCAATATTATCATATACACGCTCAATGCGCTCTACAGTCGCATAGACTCCAGAGTTTGCTCCATAGATTCTCCTGCCAACAATGTCTTCAATATTGTCTGTGGTTCCCAATCGAATACGAACCTCAGGAAAAAAAGTTCCTCCACTTAGCGTAAGAATATCTCGATTAGGATAATAGAGTTCAATTTCTTCTCCATAGAGCAATCGAAATAGCAACTTAAAAGAATCTTCTGTTCCTTTGGCACGATAAAAATCTAAAATATTTTTATAGAACCCAGGCTTGTTAGAAATATTATCTAATTGTTTTGGAAGGTTAGGAGCAAACTCGGCCTTGAACTGGTCAAGAAATTTATCAAAGTCTGTGGCGTCTACGTCAATATAATCAAGGGCCTTTTTGGTAAAATAAGTTGGCCCCATAAAATATGTATTTGCTACAGAATCATAAATGCCAGTATTTGCAGACTGAAGATATTCATAATACTGCTCTAGAAACTGAACAAATCTAGGATGATCGGCCCGAACAAAATCAGGAACTTGGTCCTTGACCAAATATGAGGTCTTATGAAGGTTTGCGGAATTCGCAGTAGCCATTATCTATCCTAATATCCTGTTCCACTAGATCCAGATCCACTTCCCGTGTCTGTCGTAGAATATGTTCCACGAGAGGCAACAACCGACTCCGGAGTTCCAGGCCGATCAGCAGAAGTCAAAGAAGTATCGTCGACCATGGTAATAGTTACGTCACTCGGGTTAATAGTAACAATTTGATTAAATGCAGGAATGGCATCTTCTACTCTAGGCTGCGCGTATAACTTAATCGTAGTCGACCCATCATTAATTGTAATGGGAACAAAATCCTTTAGATTCACAGCCCCGGTATCATAGTTAATTGTTCCGACATTTGTGATGTTCATTTTACTTCCATCCACCTTTGTCTGGACTACACGAACAATACCATCCACGTCATCTAAAGAGCAATCCAAATATAGACTTGTGCCATACAGATAAGAAAATAGCGTTGATGATAACACAGGCATATGCCCCGAATGTGGATGAAAAATTGGGTTTGAAAATTTTATATCATAGCTTTTTACAAAATTGACCAATGGAGTAAACTCTTGCTTTAGCTTGACATCCATCAAACTATTTGTAATAGAAATCTCTGTGGTATCAATTAATCGTTGGAGATGAGATGATCTAAAATAACTATTAAATTTATTTAATTCCATAGATGAATAATTAGTAATTGTCTGTAGAACTAGATTCTTGAGATCAGAAGGTATTAAAGTAGTTTCGTCACTATTGTACATGACATGAATATTCAAAGCCACGAATAGATAATCAGGATCTATGATAATGGGATCAACAGACACGACATTTTGCTTGCGTAATGTAGCCCTAATTTTCTCTTTGTCAAACGAAGACATGGCATAGCCGTCTTTCATCTTAACCGACACAAAAACCTTTCCATATTCTGGAGGATTATTTTTCTCTCCTCCCCAGGCAGTAACGGCATCTACTCCAGGAACATCATTCAAGACCCTGGCCCTATAGTCTCCAAGCGTGACAGACCTATTCTGGGCCTCAAAGTTTAATGGGGCCAGATGCTTGATAGAATCTATTGGCTCCTTACTGGTTCCTCCAGAGGCTGCATATAAGGCATTTCCATTTGCCAAAGCAACGGTGGCCCCGTCGATAGGAACAACTGGGCCCTGAAAAATATCTCCCAACTGAAATATTCGGGCGCCGTTTCCTCCTGGCCCCATCATGGACTCTAGATATTCGATGAATACAATATCATCCGATGCCAGGGCCCTACCTACAGACCCGTCACCAAAATAAACTTGATACAAACCATCGCCGCCTTCTTGCGTAAAAAATACATTACTCGTACCTTCGACTGAAGTGTAATTATCGGACTTATTAAACTTGACACTATTAACGGACACGGACACGGTGGACATATCTACATTTGCGCTAGGAATGGTAAATTTTTCTGTAGGGACTCCAGCCGCCACATATGACTGGGTAAAATAATATCCTTCCTTGACTACCACATCAGAGGCCAAGAAGGTGCTTCTGTCATTATAAAGGTCGAGTAAAGTGGCCGTATTCGGTTCGGTGGTCAAGAATGTAAAGGCTCTGTCGTCCAAGGACGTGACAAATTTAGTATATCTAGGAATAGTAATTTCGTTCACGCCAGCAGCCGAAGTCTCTGGACTTTGAATAGTGACATTAAGATTGGCCGTAGCTCCTGTCACAGAGCTTGGAACATATCCTAATTGCTTGGCCCTGGAAACAACACTACCTCGAACGACTGCACTATCCAAGAACATTTCGCTGGCCAACATATTTGCATAGAAGGCATTATAATGAGTATTGTATGCAAGCAAATCCATAAGAACGGACATACCTGATCCTTCAAAATCATAATCAGTAAACTGGTCTTGATTTCGCAAAAAAGTTTTGAATTGCCCTTTTAGTTGGTCAAAATCAAGTTCTGATACTTTTAGTGTTTTTGTTCTTGATGTTGTTGCCATTTTATCGTACTCTCTCTAAGAACAATTCAGATATTTGTTCTTTTGGTTGACTTTTTATAAAGTAATATAGAGTAACATAGAAACCATTCTGGTCAGGATCTACATGAACTGTCACGTTATTTAATGTTATTCTAGGCTCATAATTATTTAAAACAGCCTCAATATTCCCTTGTAATCCACTTGCCGTATCTTCATCTACATTTTCAAATAGATATGATGTCACATGAGAACCAATCTCTGGATGAAAAGGTTTTTCATAATGCTGAGTCATCAATAAATTTCTGACAGACCGGGTGATAGCCCTATTTCCAGATAGAATGCTGATTTTTTGTGTATTTGGATGAGCCGTAAAATTAAGGTCTAAATCCTGATATAAAGGTTTATCTAATGTCTGTGAATATGCCAAGATAAGTTTTCCTTGTGTTGTATGCGTTCCCTTTATTTATCCTAAATAATAAAATTAATTTTATCCAGGCGCGATGACCTTGGCCTTTGCTGCCGTGGCGGCCGCCTTTCCTGCCGCCCCAGTTTGAACTCCACCAGCGGCTTTAACAAGACCTCCAGCTCCCATGCCAGTTAAAACAAATCCTGTGGCTAGACCAAGAAGAGTTTGAGACTCAAACGAATCACTAAACGTCATTATTCCATCGGTTGCTAAATTTAAACCACCTGGCCCGGATACAATATTTGTTACTCCGGCCGAGACCATATCAACTGATCCAAGCCCCACAACTTCTGTCGTTCCGGTAGAAAATAGCGACGATTTTCCTGTTGAAGTCACCGCTGCTTTTCCTAACGAGGCAAGGTAGGCCTCGCCAAGCCCAACCACAGAGGCTTGCCCAAGAGCAGTCACAGAGGCCTGTGTCAATGCAAAAACATCTGCCTGGCCCATGCTCATCATATTAACATCACCATGACAAAAAAGCTCGGCATTTTGTTCTATATGTACGGCACACGTTCCCTTTATTTTAGTGTAATCGCTGCCTATTACTACTTCAAAATTATCCCGAACAACCTTTGTGGTCTTTGATCCATCAGGATGAATTTCATAATATGATCCTGTGCGATGAGATTCTTTAATTCTTTCGGCGCCAGGAGTATCATCAAGTTCTCGAAAATGCCCTGACTCGCTCTCTGAAGTTTTATTGAGAGGATAAACTGCGGCATAAGAATCCGCCGGTTCAGAACAAACCTCCCCCTGACTAGTAATCACAAACTCCTTTTCCATTTTTTGAATACTGGCAATAGGATGAGTATCTTGATCTCCATACGCCAAAGAAGACATATTGGTATCGTTAGGCTCTTTGGCCCCTTCGGATCCAGGAATAATATCGGCTATAGGTCCTCCCAACCTAGATAGTCTACTCTTTTTAGGAACTAGGCCACCATCGTCAGGATGTTTATTGAGTTTTTTATTGGCATCTACCTGAGTATATATTTTGGCTCCAGGAGTTTTTAAAGGTTGTTGTATAGACGCCGAATGATCGGGCTTTGGAGATTGGCTTCCAGTAAGAATAGAGCTAAGATTACTGAGCGCATCAATTTTATGTTTGAAATTAAATACTGCAAGATCAGGAAACGCCTCAACTAAAGAAGCATTGGCAAAAAATGAAGGATTGGTTCCATCATTATCAACACTATTAAGAGCATCTGCAAAACTTGCCTGTTCAGAAGACTGGGCGGCTTCCAACTCGGCCGCAAGTTTTTCAACTTTAGCTTCGGCCTCGGAGGCCTTTACATATAATGAATTAAAGTCTATTTTTTCCATTAATCTAATGTCCCTTTAAGCCAATCTAGATAATGTCGCCAAAGCCTTTTCGGCAATTTCCTTTGCCTGCTTAATTTTTTGAATTATGCGTATTGCCTGGAGGGCCGAGGCCACGGCCAATTGCCCTTCTTTGGTACTCAACAAAAACCCAGCACCCACACTCAAACCAACGCTGGCTATTTTACTCAACTGACCTTTGTCTATCCCATCAAATATATTTGGATCATCGGCACCAAGCTCTGAAGTATCAACCGCTCCTGGCATTGAAGCCGAGGTTGGATCTAATCCAAATGCCCCATACTCTGGAGCAACACTATAAAGATCAGTACCAGCAAGAGAGGTAGGCGTATCTATTAACCCAAGATCCTGCCCTATGTCAGTAAGACTATCCCCTATTGCATCAAATTCTCTACCAATTAATTCGCCAGCATCCTCGACAACATCTGTAATTTTAGTAATACCCTCCTTCACAAGTCTTTCTAAATTTTCTGGCGACAAATGTTCCAAAAATCCATCTACATCATCGGCACTAATCTCCTGAATAAAATCAATTGTCTCTTCTGCAACAAAAAGCCCTGCTTCAACTCCAATCAACACACCAATAACTGCATCTACATCAGACTCCGTGCTATCAAGCAATCCCCGCTGCTTGGCGCCCTGGGCTACTTGTGTTACTTGTCCTATTCCTCCCACACCAGGAAGTTCTGCGCCATCATATACCACGGCGCGCAATTCTTCATCGCTCGCCTGCATAAGAGCATTCTCTCCTTCAGTTAGTTCTGGATTAAGATTATTTATGGTCGGCATTATAACCTCGGAATTCCAGCTTTGGCCCGAACAACGGCAGCCGGCGTTAGACTTCTTAGTTCATTTCTTGCAGATAATAAGGCATTATACATTGCGCTCTTATCTGCAATCACACGGTTTGTTGCTGCATTATTAAAAGATGTAGAAAATTCTCCTGTAGTATCTGAATAGGCCCCTTCTCGAATAAAACCATCGGCATCGGCGGCCTGGCCAGTCCCTATCAAAGTTCTAGGCATTGACGCGGCCGCGGCCGCGATATTGGCCGGAGTTGCTCCTGCCTCTATAAGGGCCGCGTCCGTCTGTGTGTCTGGTAATCCAGCGTCCCTAAGGTTTCTTCCAGTTCCATCATTTGCTATTAGGGCTTCATTATATCCTATATTAATTTGCCCCACAACTATTCTTTTTTCTCCGGCCTCTCCGTCCATCAAATATCCCCAAACTCTAGTTCCTAGCGCCGGGGCCCGGGCCGTGTTTACTTCATCATTGATTGGTGTGACAATATGACACCAAGGCAAATCTTCTACAGGAGCATCTTGTTCTGCCATAGGACCAATTGCATCATATCCTATAGCCCGAACTTTTATCCTTCCCATAAATTTTGGGTCTTCTCTGGCAACTACAATGCCTTCAAAATAATTTTTGGATGGATACATTTTTTATCCTCTAATATTAGAATCTTTGCTTAATTCCATAACCGTTTCATAACTATCTGTTTTGCCGTTTACTATATGAGCAAGAGCCGTTATTATATAATTTCCAGACAAAAATTTATCCTCTGGAGGATCTCCTCCTGAAGGACTTTCAGATGACATAATAGAGAGATTAACGATTTCACCAATACTTCTTTCACTATCCCCAGAAACCCCAATAGTAAGAACCTGATTAAATAACAATCGATTCATTGCATCTTTTCTGATAAGTTTAAGAACCTCTGGATGGGGGGTAACATAAGTTTCGCTTCCATCTGAATGGTGTTGCTCAGAATCAACGCGAAATTCCACCGGTTTGGCCTCAGGAAAATCCATAAGAGCCCCTTCTAAAGGATTTTCTTCGTTTAACATAATATCTTCTATGGCGTCTACATCTTGCTTAGTAGTCATCCTCTTAACTAAATCATTCATAAGCAAACTTCTACCAAAGGCCCCCTTTTTTATATTCGTTATTAAATCTGGCCTTTCTCCTTCTACCATCCAATTAATAGAAAAATAATCATCTATGCCCTTCATGCCTAAATTTTTAACTTGATTATTATATCTCCTAACAGGGCCCATTGACCATAATCGTCCTAAAGAAGTAAAGAAAAATCCGCCTCCTGCCTGGCCATCATCACACCTTTCAAAAAACAAAAAAGTGGGCTTTCGATAAGATGGATTAGCAGGCAAGGCCTTCGCCGCCAATTTTCTAATTGCTGTTATTGGAGTCCATCCAGTAATATTAAAGGTTTCATTTGAAGGACCAAAGGTTCCTTCTATAAAACATTGCTTTGGTCTCCTTAAAGATGTGCTTAATGATGTAGATGCCAAATATTCCTCAAATATTTTCTTAACTGTCTCCGATATAGGCCCTTTGTATATCTTTCTAATATCTCCCTGGACAGTAGATGATATAAGCTCAGAAGAGGCAAACTCAATTGCATAAACTCTAGAATAAGGAGGACTAGAAACTCCCTCTCCAATTTTTGTAATGTTTCCAGAAAAAAAGATAGAATTTAAACTAGGAGTCCTAAAAACAATAGAAATAAATTCTCCTCCCTTTAAATTAAGTAACTGTGGAAGATTTTGGGTATCTTGAATTTCAATCTTACCTGTTATGATAGAATCTAATATATCTTCATGAATAGAAAACTCAAGCCAACCCCCGGTAGATATTTCAAACTCCTCTGATTGCCCTAAAGGAGTTATGGCTATTTTTTCAACAACCACGCTTCCTGGTCCTTGGCTATATTCATCTGCTGAGGTCGCGACCATAACTCTATTGATCCTTAACTAATGTCTTAAATTGCTCCACAATAACAGGCAAATATCTTTTATCAATTAATCTAATAGTTCTTTTCTTTTCATTCAAATTCTCTTCATAGTCATATTGATATACTGTCTTGACACAATCAATCGACTGAAATTCTTTTCCTGTAACAGAATAAGTAAAATTACTATTGCAAGGAATTCCTCCATCTAAAAGAATATCTCCCGCCGAATACCCATATCCATCCTCATCGGCCCGTATTTCTAGAGTCTCATGGTGCGATATTGTAGCTATCGCAGAAGAGAGGCTTCCATATTTCTCAGTAATATATTGTTCAAATTGATTTCGATTCATTGGCCAGTCCCAATGAGGGTCGACCATATCATTGGCCAATAAAATTATCCAATGATATTTAGGAGAACCATAATAATTAAAGGCAATAATTTCTGGAGTTTCTCCCTCTTTAATATCATAAGGATAATAAAAGCTCCTATGAAATTTTCCTTCAAGGGTCACTTGAATCCTTTTAAGGATATTAGCCGCTACCTTAACATTATAGGCATCGTCCCTATCGGAGACATATACAATTTTAGAAAGTTCTTTAAAAAAATCTATAGCCATATTATTTTTTAATATCCCTCTTCAATGTCTTCTTTTTGAATAAGCTCAAGTTCGGTAAAGTTTAGGGTTAGGTCTGTCTGCAAAGGCCTTCTATCCTTAAATGTTTGATTTACACCAGCCGCTCCATAATTTACTCCTATATTCTCCAAAAAACATCTCTTAATTTTATGAGTCTGATCCATATTAAAATATTTTATTAGAAACTGATTAGGGTACAGCCAATATCTTCCATAGCCCGCGGCACCAGAGAGGTTTGCAGGCGCGGCCCCCATTTTAAACATTCTAACAATTTTACTAATATTTTCTGATTCTGTAGATGTTCTAGGAAACATTTGAAAATTATAGGTAAACTTTCTAAATTGAACTCCCTTAAAAAAGGATTCCATGTGAGGATTAATAGCCGCGCCTTTGTTCCTTAACGTTAACTCTTTCATTGCCTGTGTTCCAGTTATTTTTCCAAGAGCCCTACCAAGAACTTCACTACTTACCAATCCAGCTTCATATAAATCTTTAATCCCGGCAGCAAGTCCAGTTTCATATACTTGGCCAGGGAATCCAACATCTCCCTGCGACCAACTGAGCGCATATGATTCATTTAATTGATGAGGTAAAAATAATCTTATTTTGGCTACAGGTTCTGTATTAGCCGCAACAAGCTCTATGGCTTGGCTCATAGCAGCTAACTCTCCTCGAGAGATATTGGGCAGGACCTCGGCATTATTGATCCACCTCTTTCCGGCTTCGGTGGGCCCCTGCTGCCCGGGCCCGGCGGCCAGGACGGGATCTGTCGGCTGGCCAACAATTTCCCGCGCGGCTTGCCCGGCGGCCGTGGCCGCATTTCCTCCGGCGGGAAAAATATTTTCAGCAGCAAAATCCTCGCCAAGATGTCTCCTACTCCCAGGACCAAACTTCGGCCCACGAAATTTCTGTATTGTAAATTCAATATGAGGCTGGTCCCCAGAAACGTCATCTTGAGGAAATTTAACAAGCTCTGGAATTGAATATTTTTTTCGGAACGAAGACCATGCTGGAGAATTTTTGTCTATTCGGTTGCTCTCGTTCGATTGAGACTGTCCGGCAGTAGAGTCCTCGGTGGCAACCTGGCTGGCCCCGGTAAGTTGCTGAGTGTTGAAAGCAGGCTTTCCGTTTGAATACCTATCGACCATTTTTATTTCCCCTTTTATTGCGGTTATTACCTCAACTATTTATACATAATACCATGAGTTACAAAGGTAAATGGCGCCCAAAGAACAGAAACAAATATGAAGGCGATCCCACCAAGATCGTGTACAGATCCCTATGGGAGCGGCAGGCTTTTCGCTGGTGCGACACTAACGAAGACATCAAAAGTTGGTCCAGCGAATCGGTTGTCGTCCCTTATCGTTCACAGGTAGACAATAAAATTCATAGATATTTTGTTGATCTAAAGATCACATTCAACAATGGGCGCACAGTTCTGGTCGAAATTAAACCCAAACGACAAACAAAGCCTCCAGAAAAAAAGAAATCAGGGAGGAACACACGAACCTCTCGACGATACCTCAAAGAAGCCATGACCTACGGAACCAACACCTCAAAATGGAAGTATGCAAAAGCCTATGCAGAAGACAGAGGATGGGAATTTCAGATATGGACAGAGGATACCCTCCGAGATTTGGGTATAAAAATCCTAAAATAGGATAAATAGGTGTATGCCTATTGTAGACACCAAAAAACCTAGAAATGTCTTTACGAGGATGCTTAACCGAGAAGCATATGCCGGAGAATCGCCAGGAAGGCCAGCCAAGAAATGGTTACTAAAAAAGGCCAGACAGGCAAAATATAGAATAATTGGAACATCAAAATTCAGAAACGCAAACGAACAACAGCTAATTCGCAAACTAGGAAAACCAGAATCTCTAAAGTCTAAGACAATGATCGGTGGTATGTATCTATTCATGTACGACCCCAAAACAAAAGACAAATTAGAATTTTATGATACATTTCCTCTTGTAATTCCGTTCAAAGACTATCCTGATGGGTTTCTAGGAATTAATATGCACTATCTTGATCCTAGAAATCGAGCCTTGTTAATGGATGGATTATATGAAACCATAAATGATGAGAATTTTGACAACAAAATCAGATTAAAAATAACCTATGAACTATTATCTGGCGTCTCTAAATATAGATACTTTCGCCCCTGCATAAAACGATACCTAACACATCATGTAAAATCTCGTTTTATTGAAATTGAAGCAGAAGAATGGGATAATGTTTTATTTCTGCCCACAGAAAGATTTGAAAAAGCTAACCGTAGAAAAGTGTGGGACAACAGCAAGAAAGAGGTAAACAAAAATGCCCTTTAGTACAGACGAATTTAAAGCTCAAATAACAACTGGATTGGCCTCCCCTTCTACTTGGAAATTAAGTTTTGAATTTCCGGCATTGGCAGCCACAGGAACAGAAACGGCAGTAGTAGACAATCTAGGAGAATTTCCTAAAGAGCTTTCTTTTTTATGTAATCAGGCTGTAGTTCCAGGAAGACACTTTGCTACAAATGAAATAAACACAAACGGCCCCATTCGTAAAATGCCATATCAAAGCATTTATGACGATCTACAAATAAGCATATATTGTCGCACAGAAATGAAAGAAAGGCACTTTTTCGAGGCATGGCAAAAAACAATTCATAGCAATGAATCTCATCCAGGTAGAGATGCCCATAGTTGGGGATATATGGGAGTAGGAGGAAAGGGATATGCACAAAAAATAAAACTTACCTGCTATTCTCCTATTGCTCAAAATGACACACTTCGTTCAATAGAAGATAGAATTGTCGATGATGAAATGAAGGGAGAGGTTCTTGCCGATATGTTCTCTGACCCAGAATTTAAACTGATGGAAACCTACGAAGTAATATTTGAAGACGCCTATCCGTTAAACATTCAACCACTACCTCTCGATTGGTCAACGAAAGATCAAGTCATGAATCTTCCTGTTACATTTGCCTATAGAAAATGGACGGGAGGAAGAAAGAACTTTTCGGTCGAAGAAGCCACCCCAGAACCCCAACCAACAGGGCCATCATGGGGCGAAATTCTTGACGGTATAACTCAAACAATCGACACAATTGACCTATACACAGGAGCAATTCCATCCTGGATGACAACTGCATCTAGAAACTTAAACCCAACTGGACTAGAAGGGCTTAATCAATCACTTGGCGCCAAAACTGATTTTGGTAACTTTTATTAATAATAGCAACTCAATAAGGAGCATATCTTATTATGGCACTACCTAAACTGAGCATTCCTGAATATGAACTAGAACTTCCATCAAATAAACAAAAAATTAAATATAGACCATTTCTAGTCAAAGAACAAAAAGTGCTAATGATCGCACAAGAGGGAAAAGACGAAAAAGAAATTATAAACGCAATCAAACAAATTATTAAAGACTGCACCATAACAGGGGATGTTGATGTTGATTCTCTTCCTTTATTTGATATTGAATATTTCTTTTTGCAGCTAAGATCAAAATCTATTGGAGAGAAAATAGATTTGTTTTTTAGGCACCAAAAATGTCCAGAAAATAATAATGAGCCGGCAAAAAATCAAACCCAAATCAAAGTTGACCTAAGTAAAGTAAAGGTAGTAAAAGACAAAAAGCATAATACAAAAATAAAACTAACAAAGGATATTGGCATTGTAATGAAACACCCCAAGATTGATCTTCTCAATAAATTCCAAGGGAAGAGTATGAATGAAATGACCACCATATTTAATCTCATAGGAGAATGTATAGAACAAATATATGACGCCGACGAAACATACAATGCAACAGATTATACACCAAAAGAATTAGAAGAATTTATATCTAATATGACAGAAGAGCAATTCAAAAAGGTTCAAGATTTTTTTGACACGATGCCAAAAATAAAGCATACCGTCAACTTTAAATGTGTAGATTGTAGCTTTGAAGATACCTTGGAGGTAGAAGGATTGCAGAATTTTTTTACATAGGCCTTTCCCACGATACGCTACAAAACTATTATGAGCTTAACTTTATATTATTACAAGAACATGGTTATAGTTTGACGGAACTTGACGAGATGATGCCTTGGGAAAGGGAAATTTACATAGCACTATTAAAGGCCCATATAGAAAAAAAGAATGATGAAATTCAGGCCGAAAAAGAAAAAATGAAAAGAAAGTAAAAACAAATGGCAGCAACCAGAACACTACCAAACCCAGGAGATGGGCAAACCGCAATTCTTAGTTTTACTGCGGACAAGTTTAATACGGTGCTTGGCCCAGACACCTGGAAATATGCCCTATTTGATGATAGTCCAATAATGAACGCGGCCTTTGATTGGATTGGCGGCCTTGGTTCATTAATGTGGGGGACCTTACAAGATAGTCTTGGATTAACCACAGAAGAACCAGAAGTGGCAGCCATTAAAGAAGGAACAAAGGCCACAAAAGAAACCACGGCTGCAATTTCAGAAGAACCAGACAATCTAAAAGATATATTAAAAGAACAGTTGCGTGTCCAAAAGGATATTTTACAAGAGATACGCGGAGATAGATTCGCCCAAATAGAAGAAAGACGAGAGGAAGGAAAAGGGGCAGTTGCTGTTCTTGGAAAAATAACACAACCCACACAAACAACAGAAGAAGAGGAAGGACGAGGAATATTCTCACGAATCCTTGAATGGTTAGGCCTAAGAAAACTTTTCGGGCTCGGGGGAACCGGGGCCGCTGTGGCAGCCGGAGGAATAGGAGCGACATTAATAGGCGGAATAATGGCCGCCCTACCTATTATAGGAATCGTGGCCTTAGTTGGAGCTGCCTTAATGGCTGCGTTTACTGACATTTCATTAGGAGTTGCCCGAGCATCAGAATGGGACACAAGTAAATTTTCGGCAGGATTAGGATCTTTTTTTGGCGGACAAATGGATGTAGAGGCAGGAGAGTGGGTAAGAGCTTTAAATATAGGAACAAATGCAATGAAATGGGGGTTGATAGGCGCGGCCATAGGAGCAATTGCCGGATCTGGTATATTCTCTATACCAGGAGCCCTGATTGGAGGAGCCATAGGAGTTCTTCTTGGTGCTGCTATGGGAGCAATAGGAGGCGAAAATATTGCAGGATTTTTTGATTCTATAGGAAATATGTTTTCTGATTTTGTGGGTTGGTTATCAGAATATATTAATGACCATGTTTTAAAAGCCCTCATCATGGCGCTTCCTGGAGGAGCATTATTACTAGCGGCTCTTCCGGACGACCATCCTATAAACACACCAGACCCAGATGTAGGATTTGAAGAACAATGGGGACATTCCAAAACAGAAGCATTCAGAAAGGTAGGGTCCTTTGGACTGGGAGAGGGAAAAGAATTATTAGATTTTAATAAAGAAACCTTTGGGGTAGAATCTCTATGGGACACTAGAACCCCGGAAGGAATAGCAGGGATGTCTGCCTATTTGTCAAAACTCCATCCTAATGATAAAAGTTTATATACCCCACAAATGATTGAATTAAAAACCAATAACCCAGAGGCCTATAACAAAAGAAAAAATGAAATAGATACCGTGAATAAACAAAAAGTGGCCAGGCAGGAATTTAATACCCAAGTGGACGTCCACGCAAATATGCTCCCAGAAGTGGCTAGAATAGCAGAAGAAACAGGCCAACCAGGAATGTTAAAAGATTACTGGTCTGCAATAGACTTAAACACTCAACAAGAGTTAAAATTAATGGGAATTTCTCCAACAACCATGGCAGGAAATATACCCACATTAGAAACTCCTATTCCCGGAGGAATGAATATACTATTAGGAGACCTTGGATTTGCTGGGTCCGGGCCAGGCGAAGCGATAGGTGCCGGCGGCTCTGTTGTGGCAGGCGTTCCAAAAGAAGTTAGAAGTATGCCTGCATACAGAAAAATGATGGCCGAAGATGCTATCAATGGAGGAATTCCAGGTTTATTTACTGGAAGAACCCCATAAAATAAAAAAGGGGGGAAGAGCCAATTAAGGCCCTTCCCCCCAAGGAGTCATCTGGTACTTCCAGACGACTATTATTATGCCTCGTCGGCCAATTTACTAAAGTAAGAAAGATCATCAGTTTCATCATCATCAACATCATCACTCACACTAGGCAACGGAGCAGGAGTTCGTGTCGGGCGTTCTACCTCTTCCTCAAACCCAAAAGAATTTTCGGCAATTCCTTCTTCAGACTCCAAGTCAAGAACCTTTGTCAGCCGAACATTTAGTTCATCATATGACTTGAAATTCTTCGGATCAAGAAATTCCTGAAGCGAATACTCTTGCTTCCAAGTCTTCTCCAACTTCTCATCATCATCAAACAACGCGCCCTGCGAATCAAATTCAGATGCATCATAGTTCCGATACCCTGCAACCTGTCGGGCTCGGAGCTTGAAGTTTGCTCCCTCCCAAAGGTCAAACGGATTGATCGGCTCATCATCATCATATGCCGGGTTCATCTTATCATTGATCTTGTCAAAAATCTTCTTACCAAACTTGAACAAAAAGACCTTGCCCTCGTTTTCTGGGTTAGAAGGATCACTCACAACATAGACATTGGAGTAATAAGAGAGTCGGCGCTTCTGCTTTCGCGCAACATCCTTGTTCGACTCAATTCCGGAATTCCACAACTTTGAATTGTGTTCCGAAACAGGATCCTTCTTTCCAAGAGTGGTCAACGAGTTCTCAATGTACCAACCACCGGGACCCTGAAAACCATGATCCCAAATGCGAACCCACGGAATATCTTCTCCATCAGGAGCAGGAAGAAATCGCAGAACTGCATGACCATTACCAGCCTTGTCAACAGTCAACTTCCATAGTCGATCATCACCACCGCTATTGTTTCCGTTCTTATTCGTATTAGTGTTTAGCTTTTCGATCTCCTGAGTCAGCTTGCTCAGGTCCGTCTTTCGTGCCTTCTTTAGTTTTTGAAATGACATATTCGTATATACCTCGCGTTTTATTTTCGTATTCGTATATCCATCTCGCACACTTTACGAGACTTCACTAATATATAGCACAAAAGCTATTATTCGCCAGATGTTTTTTGAGTACGATCCAAAATGGAATCAATCTTCTTCATGTAGTCGCCGATCAATTCATGGGTAGATTCTATCTCAACCAATGCAGCATTCACCGCGGCCTTCATTGATTCATTCTCTTTCGTCAAGGCCGCCACTTTCTTTCGATTAGTAAAAATTTCCCAACACTGGTCGCAACTCATACTACAAACTCCTTTTTTAATATTTGCTTAAATTTCTTATCATCAATTCTCAAGAAAGGTCTATACCTTTGGCAGAAAGTAAAGATGTCAGGCCACACAATAGGGTCGTCTATCTCTTTATTCCACTTCTTAAAACACTCTAATAGTATATCAAATCCTATCAAAGTTTCAATAGCTATCTCTGAATTGGT